CGTTATAATATTGCTCGATTATTTTAGGTTTTAACTGATATAACAGCCGGTTATAATCATCACTAAATTTATCACTTGTTGGAAGTTGCTGTATATTTTCATTATATTCTAACACATATGTACCGTTTTTCCCACAAGTTCTAAAGCTCTTAGCTTTATGATCAACTAGCAGATACAAATCTTCCGGTGATGGTGGTGTGCTCAATGGATGATTATGTGTAACATCCTTTCCCTTCATCAATTTTAACTGATGCTTAGTAAATTTTATAGTGTCTTCGCTGCCTAATTGACAACTGATTGCTTTTCCATCATCAAATATAACGGCTGTTTCATAATCATTCTGACTTAATTCCTGTTCAACTGTTTCAAGATCCTTTCCTTCAAAATCATAATATTTCGGATCTTTTCTGTTATTATTTGTAATCAGCCCAAGCCTATCCCTTGCTTCTGTGTCACCATCCACAAACGATTTTTTCCACTCCCCATACATCGTATCTGCTGGCACATAGTAGGTCTCGCCATCCTCGCCCCTGGCGGCACGCTCGCCCACACTGTCAAATTCATCATCAAAGTAAGGGCATGTGCAGCCGCGGCAATTTGGATGGAACGGCGGCGCTGTCACACCAACCTCAAACTCTCTCATCGGGAAGTGCTTCCCATCCATCCCACCGCACGTCTCGCATGTATGGCTGTCCAGCGTCTCAACAACCTCGAACTGCTCCACATCCAGTTCTTCCATGCAATCCTGTCTTGCTTTATTCGCAAATGCCGCGGATTCCGTCATGACCACTCTGCCCGCCTGCGCTTTGGATACTCCCATCTGCTTGGAAATCTCTTCTATGGCACGATCCGGTGCTTCTCCGGTAATACACATGCGGGACAGACTGTTGTGCATATTGTTAATCAGCTTTGTCTTATTCTCCCACAGGCGGTCTGAAAAATTCTTCCCATCCACCGCCCACGGCTTACTCACGATCTTTTCCACTGTTTCCGGATCTAACCGGTTCATGGCTGTGCCAACGCCGATGCCTTTTTGCACCTCAAATGCCGTGTGATAAAAATCGGATGTGTATGTATCCCGGATGTGGTGATCGATCGCATCAGTACAGTTTCCATACAGCTTTTCCACTTCCTGCTGTGTTTCAATCTTCAAGGCTTCCAGTCTGCTGATATGTACCCGCGCAGATGCATTTTCAAGCTGTTTCGCCCATGCACCGCTGATCTCGTTTTCCTCGGCATATCTGGTATACTCTTCAACATTCCATCGAAACTCTTTCAGTTCACCCACATCAAGCATTTTCCGCGCTTCCTGCATGGATACGCCGTTGTTATCGGCAAGGCGCTGATACCAGGCATTGATTTTTCCGTCAATCGCCACAAGGGATCTGTCGAACTGCTCCTGGATTTCCTGCGCTTTCTGAACGGATGTATCATGCTGCGCATTCTCCATCTGCTTAAATCGTTCCTGCCAATATGCACCTTTCCGTCCAGCCATGCAATCACCTCATTCCATTATTCCGCATCATCCGAATTATTGTCCTCTGGCGGATCATCCCTTTTCGTCATTCCAAAAGCCCCAGTGTAAGCATCCGCTTTCTCCTGCGCTTCTTTCTCTTCCTTTTCAATCTGCTTGATTTCCTCGTCTGCATCTTCAACGAGCGGATGGTTTTTCAAAATCGTCTTTTTGCTGACAACACCAACCGAATCCTTGCAGATCTGCGCCTGCTCCGTATCATTTTTAATGCAGGTACGGGTCCATGTCTGGATGATCGTACCACACTGGATTCCAAGAGCCTTGCAGATCGCCCGGACAAGCCGCGCAAATCCAAGTTTAAACTCCGTCTCCATCAGTCCGGTTTTCATCTCTAACAGCGAATACATGAATTTCAGTGCTTCACCCGACTGGTTCCCAAAGTTCTCCGGCTGTGGATCAAATCCCTGCCCCTGTTCAAAGATTGCCTTTCTGGTGGCTTCCAGTACGCTGTTCCGGGCTTCGATTGGTATCTCAATGTTCAGCGTAGACACCGCGCCGCCATCATCACCATCTACCTTGATGGTCTTATATTTTTTCAGATCAGACAGGAAACTGTTCAAATCTTCCCCGCCGTATCCGGATAATATAAAGATCAATTCCTGTATATCATCCAGATCGTTAATAAAACCGCTGTAGACCTTGTCATATACGTCTATCAGCGGCTTAATGTTTCGCAGATCATCTGTATGTATATTGTTGTTGTAAAACGGGATGAATGGCACTTCCCCGAAGTCATGCCGGTAATCCGCTACCATATCACCGTTCTCCGGATCCACAAACATGTCATAATAGGTCAGCAGTTCTAATTCATCACCAGTTCTGCGCCGGAATGCCTGGCACTCTGTGTCTGTCCAGTATTCGTACACCGTGTAATTGTCGCCGGTCGCGTCATCAATGTCCGGATACACCCGCATGGCTCCGATCAGCCTGCGTTTAAGGCTCCGGTCAAACACCGGGATAATCTGCTCACTTGGAACAACCGCCCACTCAAAACCGTTATCGCCCTGCCAGTAATGCACCCAGCCGATAGCGGCATTGGCGGCATTTACACAC